ATAGAAGATCAACTATCGCTCCAAAAGTATTGGGTGAAACAATTAGTTTAGGTGCTGAAGTTACTGCACCAATATTTCCTGGTCTAAGATTATTAAGAGCATTTGCTGCAGATAGAAAATTACCTGTAGACAATGTTACAAGAGATATTATGGAAAAAGAAATTGATGAAGCTCTTGATGCAAGAGGTATTAGTAGAAGAGACTTTATGAAAGTTGCAGGAGCAGGTGGTGCTGTAATGGTGGCCAAAATGCTAGGAGTCAATCTTGCTAAAGCACCTAAAGTTGCAGAGAAAGTTGTATCTACAGGAAGTGCTGCTGGAAAACCTGTTTGGTTTGATAGTTTAGTAAACAAAGTTATTTCTGAAGGTACTGATGCAACCAAAAGATTTGCAACTGTAGACAGAGAAGAAGTCTTTGAAAAATTTATAGGAGAAGCAGAAGGAGTTAGAGTATATAGAAACACAGTAACAGGAGACGTTAGAGTAGAATATTTCTCACCTGATAATATGGGAGGCGAAACAGCTTCTGTTGATATGGTTTATAAAGCACCAGAACAATTAGAAGATGGTACGGTAGTCCCTGCTGATTTTAGGGCTACAGAACTTGAACCAAGAGGAATAAGAATGGGACCCGATGATTATGATATAGAATTTGACGGTGAAAATGTAGTTGAAAATATAGATGATTTAATGTCTGACACAAGTCGTTTAGAAGAATTTGCAACTGGAAAACCTCTTGATGCTAATAAAATAAAAATTGCTAATGAAAAAAGAGATAAAGTAGGCAAACTAAATGAAGATACAATGGAGCAAGCAGAATATCTAGAGACTAAATATGGACCTGGTGATGAAGGTGATCCTTATTACCAAGACTTTTCAGATTATGACTAAACTAACAAAAACAATACCACCTAAAAGAGGACCCAACCCACAGGGGTTGAATATTCCTCTAAAACAGGTTAAAGTGTCCAACACACTGGAGAAAATAAATGGCAGACATAGACAAAACGTTACCAAACGTAAAAACATCAATCAAGGTTGATCCTGAAGAAGAAATAGAAATTGAAGAACAGAAGCAAGTCGAAGCTTCTGAAGAACCTGTAGAAGTAAATCCACAAGAAGATGGAAGCGTAGAAATTAATTTTGAACCAAGCAAAGTAAACATCGAAGGTCAACCTGGACACTTTGATAATTTAGCAGAATTATTACCAGAAGATATTTTAGATCCGATCGGATCAGAACTTGTAGAAAATTATATGGACTACAAGATGTCAAGAAAAGAATGGGAACAAGCTTATACAAATGGTTTGGACCTTTTAGGTTTTAAATATGAAAACAGAACAGAGCCTTTCCAAGGAGCTAGTGGTGCAACTCACCCAGTTCTTGCAGAAGCAGTTACACAGTTTCAAGCTGGAGCATACAAAGAATTATTACCTGCAGAAGGACCTGTAAGAACACAAATTATTGGTAGACCTGATCAACAAAAAGAAGCACAAGCACAACGTGTTAAAGATTACATGAACTACGAGTTGATGGATAAGATGGAAGAATACGAACCAGAGTTCGATCAAATGTTATTTCATCTACCACTTGCAGGTTCTACATTTAAAAAAGTTTATTACGACGATTTGTTGGGACGAGCTGTATCTAAGTTTGTTCCTGCTGATGATCTAGTTGTTCCGTATTCTGCTACCTCATTAGAAGATGCGGAGGCTATCATTCAGACTATAAAAATATCTGAAAACGATTTGAGAAAACAACAAGTCTCAGGTTTCTATTCAGATATTGAATTACAAAAACCTCAAGACACTTTGAAAGACGATGTCACTTCTAAGGAGAGAGAATTAGAAGGAACAAAGAAATCAGGTAAACAAGAAACTATTTATACTTTGTTAGAGTGTCATGTAAATTTAGATTTAGAAGGTTTTGAAGATAAAGATGATGAGTTAAATGAAACAGGTATTAAGTTACCATACATTGTAACTGTTGATGAGTCTTCTAGACAAGTTTTATCGATTCGTAGAAACTACGAACCAACAGATCCAAAAAGAAATAAAATCCAATATTTCGTCCACTTTAAATTTCTTCCAGGGTTAGGGTTTTATGGTTTTGGATTAATCCACATGATTGGCGGATTGAGTAGAACTGCAACTGCTGCACTCCGTCAATTGTTGGATGCAGGAACGTTATCTAATTTACCTGCAGGATTTAAACAAAGAGGAATTAGAGTTAGAGATGAAGCAGCTCCATTACAACCAGGTGAGTTCAGAGATGTTGATGCACCAGGCGGTAATTTAAGAGATGCGTTCATGACATTACCATACAAAGAACCATCACCAACATTATTACAATTGATGGGTGTTGTAGTTTCAGCAGGTCAAAGATTTGCAGCGATTGCTGATATGCAAGTGGGAGAAGGTAATCAACAAGCTGCAGTTGGAACTACAGTTGCATTATTAGAACGTGGTTCAAGAGTTATGTCTGCAATACACAAAAGATTATACTCTGCAATGAAGAGTGAATTTAAATTACTTGCAAAAGTATTTAAAACATATTTACCACCTGTATATCCATTTGATGTTGTAGGTGGTCAAAGAGAAATTAAACAACAAGATTTTGATGACAGAGTAGACATCTTACCAGTTGCTGATCCAAATATATTTTCAATGGCACAAAGAATATCTATGGCTCAAACAGAATTACAACTTGCAACATCTAATCCACAGATACATAACTTGTATGCTGCTTACAGAAAAATGTATGAAGCTCTTGGTGTAAAAAATATTGATCAAATATTACCACCACCAGTTCCAATGCAACCGATGGACCCAAGTTTAGAGCACATTAATGCGTTAGGTGCAAAACCTTTCCAAGCATTTCGTGCACAAGACCACAGAGCACACGTAACAGCTCACTTAACTTTCATGTCAACTAACATGGTAAGAAATAATCCTGCGATTATGGCTGCATTACAAAAAAATATTCTTGAACACATCAGTTTGATGGCACAAGAACAAGTAGAATTAGAGTTTGCAGAACAATTACAACAAATTCAACAGCTACAAATGATGGCACAACAAGATCCACAAGCACAACAAGCTCTTCAAAAGCTATCACAAGACATTGAAGCAAGAAAAGCAGTGTTGATTGCTGAACTAACATCTGATTTTGCAAAAGAAGAGAAGGAAATTACGTCACAATTCGACTCTGACCCACTTCTAAAACTAAAAGCTAGAGAAGTTGACCTAAGAGCGATGGAAAATGAGCGTAAAAAACAAGCTGATGAAGCAAATCAAGACTTGAATAGAGCAAAATTAATGCAAGCAGGTCAAATTGCAGAAGATAAGCTCGAACAAAACGAAGATTTAGCTAAATTAAGAGCTGGAGTTAGTCTTGCAAAGCAAGGTGTACAACAAGCTCAAGTTATGATAGACGATAATTAATAAAAAGGAGTAAAAAATGCAAAAACTAAATAAAATAACAGAAGTTAAAGTTGCAGATCAACAAATCGAGATCGATCCAAGATCAAAAACAACTTATAACAACGCTGTAAACTACATTGGTACTGGTGGACCTGAAGAAGAAGTTCAAGGTCAAGGTGCAGTGCTAGCTGAAAAGAAAAGAAAATCTAAAGCTTACTAATATGTGGTTCAGTGCTCTTAAATTAGCACTTTCTGCAGGCAGTAAAGTGTATGCTAACAGACAAAAAGCAAAAATGGCTATGTCTGAGGCACAATTATTGCATGCTGAAAAACAAGCACGTGGTGAAGAAGCATATCAAGGAAAACTTTTAGAAGCTAGACAATCAGATTGGAAAGACGAGGCAGTTTTAATAATTTTGTCGGCGCCAATAGCGGTGCTCGCTTGGTCAGTGATAAGTGAAGATCCTGAAGCAATGGATAAAGTAAAATTATTCTTTGAAATGTTCTCGCAGCTGCCGTCATGGTTCACAAATCTTTGGATCCTTGTCGTGGCGTCGATTTATGGTATAAAGGGTACACAAATTTTTAGAAACGGAGGAAAAAAATGAGAAAAAAAATGATGGGTGGCGGAATGTCAAAAAGAATGATGTATAAAGATGGTTCTGCAAACCCTAAAATGAGTAAAGCAAAAAAATTAAAAAAAGTTGATTCTAAAAAGAATCCTGGTTTAGCAAAACTACCTATCGAAGTTAGAAACAAAATGGGTTATGCTAAAAAAGGTGGATTAGCTAAAAAAGGAAAAAAATAATGGCAAAACTTTGTCCTAGAGGAAAAGCAGCAGCAAAGCGTAAATTCAAAGTGTATCCTTCGGCGTACGCGAACATGTACGCATCAGCAGTTTGTTCAGGTAAAGTTACACCAGGTGGAAAAAAGAAAAATAAAAAAGCTGGTGGTGGAATGATTAAACCTATGTATGGATCTGGTGGTCAGGTAGCTGGTCTTGCTAGAAAAAGAAGAATGAGCTGTGCGTAGAAATTTTGCAGAAGGTGGTTTAAGAAAATGGGTATCGGAGAAATGGGTAGACATTGGAGCACCGAAGAAGAACGGCAAGTATCAACCTTGCGGAAGATCGAAGGGGAGCAAGAGAAAATATCCAAAATGCGTCCCACTTGCAAAAGCCACACGGATGACAAAAGGGCAAAAGGCGAGTGCTGTCAGACGAAAAAGACAAGCAGGCAATAAAGGACCTAAACCAACTAACGTAAAAACATTTGCATAATGAGAAGACAAGATAAACAACCACCTAAAACTAAAAAGTATTTCAGATCTACAAAATCTGGAGCAGGGATGACAAAAGCTGGGGTCGCCCGATATAGAAGAGAAAATCCTGGCTCTAAACTAAAAACAGCGGTCACTGGCAAGGTCAAACCAGGATCAAAAGCTGCAAATCGACGTAAGTCGTATTGCGCACGTAGCGCAGGCCAAATGAAAAAATTTCCTAAAGCTGCGAAAGATCCTAACTCAAGACTAAGACAGGCTCGTAGAAGATGGAAATGTTAAATGAAAAAAGCAAAAGCAAAAATAAAAAAAGTCATCAAAGCTTTAAAAAAAGCATCTAAATCGCACGCTGGTCAAGCAAAGGTATTGAAAGATGCAATTAGAAAACGTCATAAAAAGACTAATTAAATTTATAAACGTAAGACTACAAGCTTTGTCCGTTGCTGTAACATCAGGAAGTGTTGACAGCATGGAGAATTACAAGTATATAATAGGACAAATAAATGCCCTAGAGGCAACTAAACAGGAACTCTCTAACCTGCTAGAAGATAAGGAGCAAAAAAATGAAGGAACAGTCATCGATATTAACACCAAAAAATGATTTGATTGGTG